GAGAGATACGAGCGACAGAAGATCAAGTTCCTAGAAGATAGGATAGCAACACTAGAGAAAGCATTGGAAAGCCATACCAAAATCTTGGCTAGGTTTCAAATGACCGAGGACAAATCATGAGTGGTTTTAATTGGTGCCATGGACCACATTGCCATACCAATGACACACAAGATAGATTACGTGGTGTCCAAGGTAGCAAGGTCCTAAGAACTCGTAAGGTTGCAAAGAATCAATGGAATAGTGGGGTGGATAATGAGGGCAACGACAGAACAAGTATGTTCTCTTACTTCTGTAGTAATGGTTGTTACAATAGCTTTGCTAATAAACATATCAATGAGATTATAGCTATCGCGCCAAGGACCGAGGCACTTGAAACACCAGTCAATGTAGATAAGGTGCAAGACACCTATTATAATGGGCAGAGTTATACAAGGGTAGAGATATCAAGGGTTGACAATGGTTGAGGGATAGTATAGGATAAGATATAACAAACATACAGGAGAAACACATGGACACAATGATCAAAGCAACTAACCCTTACTCTAACCAGTCAACGATGCTAACACCAACAGAACACAAGTTATACATTGAGATCAAGACAGCTGAGTTTGATGAGGATTATAATACAATGCAAAAGAAATTGTCTAAGTTCAGTAGACTGAATGCAGCAGCATTCATGGTACTACTAGACTAACCGAACACCAACTGTGTGGTCCTGTAGGACCACACTCACACAACCACAGGTTGTGCGGCCGCGCTCGCATTCAATAGAGGTACCAGACCCAATCTCAACGTAGCATAGACCATCGACCCCCTATACACCTTATATATAAAAGGGGTCCCACTACTTCGTATATATTGCTTGTTTTAGAGAGATAAGGCTGTTAAATTCGTTATGAACATCTAATTGATGCAAAAAAAAATTATAAAAAATTTTTATGGAAATAAATAACATAGATATTAGTAAGTTACCTGCTGATATAAGAAAAGAATTTAAAACGTTGCAGGTAATGCACGCAGAGAAAAAAATTAGAAACAAAGCTAGAGGAGACTTCATGTCTTTTGTTAAGTGTGTTTGGCCCGAGTTTGTTGAGGGCTCACACCATAGACACATAGCTAAAAAATTCAATGACCTTTCTGAAGGAAAAATTAATAGACTAATTATAAATATGCCACCTAGACATACTAAGTCTGAGTTTGCATCATTCTTACTACCCGCCTGGATGGTGGGCCGTAATCCAAAGTTAAAGATAATCCAGGCTACTCACACAGGAGAACTTGCAATACGTTTTGGTCGTAAGGCTAAGACATTGATTGATAGTGATGAGTATAGAAAAGTTTTTGAAACAAGATTAAGAGAAGATTCCCAAGCTGCCGGTAGGTGGGAAACAGCACAAGGCGGCGAGTATTTTGCTGCAGGGGTCGGCGGTGCTATAACCGGACGGGGTGCTGACTTATTAATAATTGATGATCCGCATTCGGAACAGGATGCGCTATCTGCGACCGCGATGGAATCTGCTTACGAGTGGTACACATCCGGTCCACGTCAACGTTTACAACCTGGTGGAAAAATTGTTGTAGTAATGACACGTTGGTCTACTAAAGATTTAACAGGTAAATTACTTGCTCACCAAAAAGAAGCAAAGTCAGACAAGTGGGAGGTGGTAGAATTTCCAGCGCTCTTGGATACCGGAACAAAAAAAGAAAGACCGGTGTGGCCTGAGTATTGGAAGATGTCAGAATTAGAAAGTGTTAAAGCTACACTACCGGTTGGTAAGTGGAGTGCACAATGGATGCAACAACCTACATCTGAAGAAGGAGCTATTATAAAACGTGAGTGGTGGCGTAAGTGGAAACACGACTGGATACCAGATCTACACCATGTCATACAATCTTATGATACAGCATTTCTTAAAAAGGAGACTGCTGACTTTAGTGCTATAACTACATGGGGTGTATTCTATCCAGATAACGATTCTGGGCCAAATTTAATGCTATTAGACTCTGTTAAAGAACGATTAGAGTTTCCAGAACTAAGACGTAAAGCTCTTGAGCAATATAAGTATTGGAACCCTGAGACGGTAATTATAGAAGGAAAAGCCTCTGGGATGCCTTTGACCTATGAATTAAGACAGATGAATATTCCAGTTGTTAACTTTACACCGAGCCGAGGAAATGATAAGCATGCAAGAGTAAATACATGTGCACCATTATTTGAGTCTGGAATGATCTGGGCTCCTGAACAAAATTTTGCAGATGAAGTTATAGAAGAATGCGCAGCATTCCCACATGGCGATCATGATGACTTAGTTGATAGTACAACCCAAGCTGTTATGCGATTCAGACAAGGCGGCTTTGTCCAACACCCTGAAGATTATGTAGACGAAGAACCCACAGAGCATAAAGAAAAGGTATATTATTAAATGGACGAGATCATAAGAATGTTATTGAGTATGGGTAAAACCAAAGAAGAGATTGCTGAATTTGTAGGTAAAGAAATGCCTGCAGGTGGCGTGGATAACGTTGCATCAAATGTTTTAAAACCTATAACTAGAAAAATTGCAGGGGATTTCCCGCTTATTGGATCACGGATCACGGACCCTACACAAGCAGGACAATTTGGTAAATACAATATTCAAGCATTAGACCCTACAGATAGATATTCATTAATTAGACAATCTTTTGAAGATCAAAAACTTAACTGGCAAAAAACTTTAGAATTTATTAGAGAAGGTGGTTACAGTTTAAGTGCTTTACAAAAACAAAATTTAAATTTTAATCTAGGTGTATTACAAAAATCAAAAGTTGTTATAAAAGATTTAACCAAAGGTTTAACAAACGAAGGACAAAACGTAGAAGAAATTTATCAAGCGTTTGTTAAAAACAAAAGATTCTTAGGTAATGAAAAAACAGGATTAAGTGGTGAAGCTAATGAGATTTTAGATTTTATAGAAAAAGCTAGAGGTAAAGGAGATGACCTTACAAAAACTACAAAAAGCCAAGAACAAATTTTAAAAGATCAAAAAGCTGCAAATGATGAAAGAATGAAAAGATTATATGAAGGCAGAGCTTATGAAGGTGATGTTGGAATGTATAGAACATTAGGCGGTTATCATTTGCCCAAGCTCCATGAAGCAGGGATCATTAACCTTGACCCTAAAATTTATGAAGCAATAAAAGCAGGTAGATATCACCATGGTGGTGCAGAGTTCTTTGCTCCTGATCCTAACAGAGTTTTACAATACCACTTTGGTTCAAAAATATTTGACGATCTAGATAAAGCAATTGAAGAAGCAGCATTAAAGGGTGGAGACATTGCTCTTAAAGGACCAGAAGGTATGATTAAATTTTTAAAAGATAATGACTACTTACCATTTAAAGTAAATGGACCAGCAAATGCAATAGATTATTTAAAACCAGATGAATTACTTGAACGTATGAAAGAAATAGAGGCATCATCAGAAGTAATTAAAAAAGGTAATAGTCCTTTCTTTAAAACACCAGATGAAATTATGAATAGAGTTATGGTAAACGCTAACGAGAAAAAGTTATATCTTGAATCATTTAAAAGAACACATCCTGAAAAATTTAAACTGTATGAGAAAAGACAATCGGAAGAACCTTTCTTTGCACTGGGGGATGTTGGTCAAGGAGATCCTTTTAGTGATCTAGCAGATATTACAACTCCTAAAGACAAAGCTGATATACTTAAGTTTCCTAAAAAAGAAACTAAAGTTAAACCCGTTGATGAGAATAAAAGAATGATGACTGAGGATGAGTACCAAGACTTTGCAGATGAAATAGGTGAGAATATAGAAGCTTACGATTTTGATGGAACAGTAGGTGACGCAAATAGAATAAGAAAAGATATGAAAGATTATGAAGCAGAAATGTATGACATGTATAAAACAGGTAAACTAGATCCTGAAGCTGGTTCAGTATCTAGAGCTAGAATGAATTTTTTAAAACAAAGACTTGAAGAAGCAGAGGGAAGTGGTGACACTAGATTAATAAGCGAAGATGAAATATTTGAATTAGAAGGGTTAGTGAAAAAATTTAGAAAAGAAGATATAGAATTTAAAGTAAATGAACAACCTGAAAGAAAATTATCAGACGAAGAAATTAAAGAATTAAAAGATTTAACTGATAATGATGATTTTGATTTTGCTAAAGGTGGTATAATAGGTTTAAGACTATGAAATATTTATTAAACTTAGCAACAGGAGCATTAGACGATGTGGAAACACCTAAACTAGGTGAGAAGTATTTTGCTAGTGCAGAAACTGACGAGATCATTAGACAAATAAACGAGCAGCATGGTCCAGGGACCTTGTTCCCTGCATCAGAGGCACCTCAACCAGAAAACCCGTACAAAGATTTTGACGACAGGAACCCTGCAGCAAATGGTGGGATGATGAGACAGAATTATGCGGCAGGGCCTTTAGTTCTTCCACCGGCAATGTTATATGGGGCAGGTGTAGCTTTAGGTATAGGTAGTCAAATTGAAGGAGAAAACGTTTTAGAACAAAGTAGAATCCTTAAAGAACATATTTCAGAAAATTCAGATGATCCTAAAGTACAGGCATTATTAATGTCATTAGGTATTGTAACTCAAGATGTTAAAGACAATGTTTCTGAATCAGTTAAAGAAACGAGATTAGGTTTGGATATAGGACCTGATGCAGATGAAATAGAAGAAACAAAACCAATTATACTTTCTACACCAATAGAAAGTTATGAGGGGAGTTTTAAAGATCAAGGACTTACAATACCAGAACCTGAAAAACA